GACTCTGCTTGGCGTATTGTTAAGCGAAAGTCTGCCGGCGATATAAGCGCTCCGATTGCTTTGGCAATGGTTGTGTCAATGTTAATGAAACCACAACAGGTAGCGGCTATTTACATCGAATGACCTACATGTAGTGTATAATTGACCGCTATGGGTATATTTGATCGCAAATCAAAAGTTATACAGGCGCAAGAAGCGCCACAAATTATGGCCGACAGTTTCTACGGCTACAACAACTATTTTCCTGCGTTAGTATCTCGCCAGCAAGCACTTGGCGTACCAGCCATCAAAAGATGCCGCGATCTAATTGCAGGAACTCTTGCTTCTGTACCTTTAGAGTATTACAAGAAGTCAACCGGCGAAAAAATTACCGCGCCTCGATGGGTAGAGCAACCTTCTAAGCATCAACCATTATTTGAGACTCTTTACTTCACGCTTGACTCGTTACTCATGTATGGACAAGCCTTCTGGCAGATTACTGAAGTCTATGCCGAGGATGGCCGCATGGCTCGCGCTAATTGGGTTGCCAACACTAAGGTTGGTTTCATTACTGATCCAGCAACAAACTTTGTAACGCAATACAACATTGATGGTAAGCCAGTACCAATGACAGGTCTTGGATCACTTATTACATTCCAAAAAGATGAGGGCATCTTAGGAATAGGCGCTAGAACCATTCAGTCTGCACTTGATGTGCAACGATCTGCGGCGATCGCTTCTGCAACTCCAATGAGTTCTGGAATAATTAAGAACTCTGGCGCTGACCTGCCACCATCTGAAATAACAGCGTTATTAGCCGCATGGAAGCGCAGCCGCACAAATAACGCAACTGCTTATCTAACTTCAACTCTTAATTATGAGGCAACTTCATTCTCGCCTAAAGACATGCTTTACAACGAGGCCATTCAGAACCTCGCAACGGAATGCGCCCGACTTTGCTCTGTTGATCCTTATTATGTGTCTGCTTCTCAGAATACAACAATGACCTATGCCAACGTCCAAGACGAGAGAAAACAGATGGTCGCGCTAACTTTGCAGCCTTACGCTTCCGCAATAGAAGCAAGACTCAGCATGGATGACATCTCAACTGCTGGACATTATGTGAAGTTTAATCTTGACGATACATTCCTAAGAACTGAGCCAATGGAACGCTTGCTAGTTCTAGAAAAGATGCTCGCACTAGGCTTAATTACAACTGAACAAGCAATGGAAATGGAAAATCTTTCCCCTAATGGAAACGGTAACTAATGCAAACTCTATACATTGAAGCAACTTCTATCGAATGCAACGAGGATCGCCGCGAAATATCCGGCAAGATTGTTCCTCTTGGAACTGGCGAAGTCGGTAACACTAATCTTGGCGCATACACTTTTGAAACTGGCTCTATTGAAGTTGGCGATGTAAGCAAGATTAAATTGCTATCGCAGCATGACATGAAAAAACCTATCGGGCGAATGATTGCAGCAGAGACTCGCGCAGACGGCATCTACGCCACATTCAAGTTGAGTCGCAGCCAAGCCGGTACAGATAGTTTGATCATGGCTAGCGAAGGCCTAGTTACAGGCTTGAGCATTGGGGCAGAAATTATTTCATCCAAGCCATCGCGCGATGGCCACACAGTCGTTTCGGCGGCAAAATTAAAAGAAGTTTCTCTAGTAACTGAGCCAGCCTTTAAGTCTGCTCAAATACTAGAGATCGCAGCAGAGGAAATTATCCCTGCTGAGTAAACTAAACCCAACACAGAAAGCGAGACAGTCGTGGACGAAACCACTCCAGTCGAAGCAACACCGGTAGAAGCCGCGGCTGTAGAAGCCGCTCGCCCTACTATTACAGCAATGGCTTACTCAAAGCCTCGTTTTGATTTCTCTGCTCCAAAGCAACTGGAAATGACAATCAAAGCATCACTTGGATCAGATGAGGCTCGCGAGTATGTTCGCGCAGCAGCAGACACAACAGACAACGCAGGATTAATTCCTACTCGTCAACTAACAACTGTCATCAACGGACTTGCTAACAACACTCGTTCGGCGATCGATGCAATTTCAACTGGCGTTCTACCAGATGCAGGTATGTCATTCGAAATCCCTAAGATCACAACACTTCCAACAGTTGCAGAAACAGCAGAAGCAGGAACACCATCTAACACAGATCAGGCTTCCTCATTCGTAACAGTTTCGGTCAAGAAGTATGCTGGACAACAGCAATTCTCTGTTGAACTGTTTGATCGTTCATCACCATTGTTCATCACAGAACTTATGAACAACATGGCTGCACAATACGCAAAGGCAACAGACTTGGCTGTTTACACAGCCCTTGCTGCCGGTGCTTCAGCAGATGCAACAACACTTACAACATATCCAACAGCATCAGAATTGCTTGGTTTCGTATCACGCGGCGCTGCTTCTGTTTACACAAACACACAAGGCTTTGCTCGCAATATCTTGGCTAACACTAGCCAATGGGCAAACCTCATGACATTGAATGACTCAGGTCGTCCAATTTACATGGCCGCACAACCACAAAACGCTGGCGGAGAAGTTCGCGTTGACAGCATTCGTGGAAATGTTGCTGGTCTTGATCTATATGTGTCAGCAAACGTTCCAACTGACAACAACACAGACAAAGATGACTCAATGTTGATTATCAACCCAACTGCCTACACATGGTACGAGTCACCAACTTACCAACTTCGTGCTGATGTAATTGCTTCAGGAGAAATCCTTGTAGCAATGTACGGCTACGGTGCAATCGCAACCAAAATTGGTGCAGGCGCATTCGGCATCAACAAGACCTGATAGAAACCCATTAAGTCGCTGGCTGGGTAATGCCCTTTTACCCAGCCAGTCTTTAGGAAGGATCACATGAGCGTAACGACAGTCGCAACTCTAAGAAGTGCTTTAGGCGTTGGCACACTTTATACAGATGCGGTTTTACAGTCGGTCTGCGATGCAGCAGATGATGTTATGTTGCCCTTCCTATTTACTAACGAGACTTACAATGTCGCACACAGCAACACAACCACAGAGGGAACTCTTTATTTTAATCAGAGAGTAAACGATATTTTTTATGTCGGCCAAAGTGTAGTAATAACAAAGAATGGCACACCCTTTAACGGCACAAAGACTCTCACAGCAGTGGATGTCCAAACAATCACTTATGCTGTAACTGGCTCTCCTACTGCAACTGGCTACCATCCAGTAGTTCCTCTAGGCATAGTCTCTGGCACAACTCAAACAGATTACACAACCATTGATGCGGTTAAGCAAGCATCTCTACAAATCTGCGAGGCTATCTGGCAAGCCAGAAGCGCGCCAAGCGGCCAAGGCATGACGGTTGATGGCTTTGCTCCTAGCCCATTCACAATGTCAGCCTCACTTTTGGCAAGAGTTCGCGGCTTGCTTGCCCCTTACCTATCGCCTTATGCGCAGATCGGCTAGCGATGACAGCAGCGATCTCCACACTTCGCGCCACAGTTGCAGCGGCTTTAGTCGATAACACACTCTGGTCAGTCTTTAGTTTTCCGCCGGCTACGCCTATTGCTAACAGCGTTGTCATCTCGCCTTCTGATCCTTATGTAACTCCCAATAACAATGGCCGCAATACAATCGCTCCGCTTGCTAACTTTAATATAAATATATTCGTGCCTTTGCTTGACAATGAAGGCAACCTAAATGGAATTGAGGAAATGTTAGTTGGAGTGTTTAACAAACTAGCGGCATCCTCTATCGTCTATAATGTGGGAGATGTAAGCGCGCCTAGCGTTATGTCTGCTGCAACAGGCGATCTCTTGACTTGCTCCCTGCAAGTCTCAGTACTAACGAGTTGGAGTTAACCATGAATGAATGGGAAAAAGAACAAGCAGAGTTCCTGATCAAGATTGGTCAAACTCCTGCAATACCAGCACCTAAACAAGCAACTAAGAAAGATGAGGAATAACCAAAATGGCAGTATTTCTAAATAATGGAGTTCAGGTTACTGTTAATTCGGTTGCCCTCACAGATCATGTGACTTCAGTAACGCTTAACCGTAACTTCGATGAACTAGAAGTAACAGCAATGGGCGATAGTGGACATAAGTTTGTCAAAGGCTTAGAAGCATCATCTCTTACTATTGACTTCTTAAACGACACAGCGTCAGCAAATGTTCTAGCAACTTTGCAGGCCGCATGGGGAACTTCAGTAACAGTAACCCTAAAGCAGACTTCAGCCGCTACTTCAGCAACAAACCCTCTTTACACTATGACATGCCTAGTAAACGGAACTACCGACATTAACGGTGCAGTTTCAGACCTTGGCACACAGTCAGTAACTTGGAACGTCAACGGCACAGTAGTAATCACCACATCGTAATTAACTAACTAAGGGGCAAACAATGGCAAAACTAAAGGTAACAAGGGCAGACGGAAGCGTTAACGAGTACCAGATCACTCCGGGGATTGAGTACGCCTTCGAGGCTTATGCTAAGAAGGGCTTTCACAAAGCCTTTAGGGATGACGAAAAACAGAGCGATCTTTTCTGGCTCTGTTGGGAAGCAATTAGGCGTTCGGGTGAAACCGTTAAGCCCTTCGGAGAGTCTTTTCTAGAGACATTGACGCGAGTCGAGGTCTTAGATGATGACCCTTTGGAGTAACGCGAGAGTCCTTCACCTATCTTGTAGCGAGACTATCGCTTGAGACAGGACTCTCGCCTCAAACTTTAATTGAACTAGATCACACAATGTTCAGGACTTTACTTCAAGCCCTGAAAGATAGAGCAAAGGAGCAAAGCGATGGCAGTCGAGTTAAAAGGCGCTGACAAACTTCGCAAAGCCCTTAGGGAGTTTGAGCCTGATCTAGCAAAAAAGACAACCAAGGAAATGGCTGCTGTATTAAAGCCAATTACAAACAAGGCTCGCGGCTTTATGCCAGCAAACGGTTCAATGTTATCTGGCTGGACTTCTGCTAGTTCATCAACCGAGACAACTAACTATCGCCACTTTCCTAAGTACGATCAAGCAGAAGCCAAGCGTGGCGTTAAATACTCAACAAGTCCATCCAAGCCTAACAAGCGTGGTTTTGTTTCTCTTGCTCGCATTATTAACAGTTCTGCCGGTGGAGCAATCTACGAGACAGCAGGACGCAAGAACGCCAATGGTCAACCTTCCCAAGCATCGACTCGCGGTATCTATAGCGATTACATTGACACTTCTAACAAGGTTAACAAATCTCTTAACCCTAACGCTGGCAAGCAATTTATTGATCGAGCCAATTCCTTAGGCGCTTTGGTAAATGCTCGACCTCGCCAACAAGGACAGGCTGGCAGAGCAACTCGCAAGATGACTGGTCGCGTAATCTTTAGAGCCTTTGCTGAGGATCAAGGCAAAATTACTGCTGCAATAGTCAAAGCAATTAACAACTCCGCTATTGAGTTTCGCGCCAAGACAGGTGGTAAATAATGAACTCTGATCTAAGAATTGATATTGCCGGTTTCTTTACTGGCAAGAAGGCTTTTAGCGATGCTGCTAAAGCAACCATTGGGCTTAATAACCAAGTTAAGACACTTGCTAAGTCTTATTTAGGATTATTTACAGTACAGCAATTAGGGCGCAGGGGCTTAAGTGCAGCCAAAGCCTTTGCAGCAGATGACAAAGCAGCACAGACTCTCAGCCGCTCACTTAATAATTTAGGATTAGCCTATGCTGATCCAGCAGTTAAAACCTTTATCGGCGATCTAGAAAAGCAATTCGGCGTACTCGATGATCAGTTGCGCCCAGCCTTTCAGCGTCTATTAACTACAACAGGCGATGTTGCCAAAAGCCAATCATTGCTTCGCACTAGCCTTGATCTTGCAGCCGCAAGCGGTTCAGATGTTGTAAGCGTTGCCGGCGATATTTCAAAGGGTTATGTAGGTCAGACACGCGCCCTTGCTAAGTACGGCCTTGGACTAACTCAGGCAGAACTTAAGGCTATGTCCTTTGAGGAAATCCAAGCAAGGATCACAGATTTATTCGGCGGTCAGGCTCAAGTATCTGCTGACTCTTATTCAGGATCATTAGACAAAATCTCGGTTGCAGCAGCAAACGCTTCGGAAATTATCGGCAAAGGCTTAGTTGATGCCCTAGGAGATGCTGGTGGCGCAGGTGGCTTAGCCGGTTCATTATCTGGCATCATCAAACTTGCCACAATAGTAAGCGATTTACTGGTCGGTATCGGTAGAACAGTTGCCGCCATTGCACCGTTTTTCTCAGGCAAAAACCTATTAGAGTCAGTTAAAGAATATAGAAAAATTACTGCTGGCTTTAGAGAAGAAGATAGAATTGGTCGCAGACAATTCGGTGGTGCGGCTGCAACTAAATATCAGAAAGAAGCAGCAGCATTAGCAAAAAAGAATGCACTTGCTTCAGAAAAGCAAACCAAGGCAATTAAAGAGCAGACAGCACTTCAAAAGGCTGGAACTCTTTTTGACCTTCAACAGGGTCAAATTATCGCTGCGCTCAAGGGAAAGATTACCGATGAGGAACGCAAGCGCCTAGAACTGCAACTAGCAATCCTTACCGGCAATACTTCTGAGGCTTCTAAACTTGCTGGAGAACTTGCTAAGGCTCAAGGACTATCCACACAACTAGCCGCTTATCTTGCTGACTTGCCAAAGGCTAGTAATCCATTCTCTGCATGGGCTTCTTACCTTGACATGATCGAGGCACAGGCTCGCCGCATTGCTGGCATGACTCCAGTTGCTCCAATGTCTATCGCTGGCAACAACACTTCAGGAACTTTCAGCCCAGCAGTTCAAGAGATGATAAGCAGCAGCAATGTCTCTGCCAGAGCAGGTGCTAACGGCAATGTTAATGTCTATGTTGCTGGCTCAGTAGTGTCAGAAGCCGATCTAGTTGAGGCAGTCTCTAACGGCTTACTTAACCGATCATTATCAGGTTCTCCATCTGCTATCGGCAGACTCAAAGGCTCGTTCGCAGGATGACTTTACCTGCCCAGATTGCTGTCAGTTTCGACTTTACGCAGGGCGCAACCTTCGGCTATCCCTTTACTATTGGCGATATTAAGTACGGCGTTCTAGGTACAGGCACACTTGCTTCATCGACTACGCCAGAACCAACAGTTGACTTGACTCCAGATGTTCGCCAAATCAGGATTACTCGCGGCCGCAATATCATGCGCGATACTTACGAGGCTGGCACTTGCACAGTTAGAGTCCTCGATCCTCTTTCCTACTTTAACCCACAAAACACTTCATCACCTTACTTTGGCTTACTAAGTCCACTACGAAAGTTGCGTGTGTCTGCAACAGTCGGCGGCGTGGGCTACTTCCTATTCTCTGGCTATACAACCGAGTATCTTTATACCTATCCACAAGGGCAAGAAATTGGCTATGTCGATATTATCTGCTCGGATGCTTTTAGACTCATGCAGCAAGCGACAGTTACAACAGTTGCCAGCGCAACAGCAGGACAAGACACCGGCACACGCATAGGCAAGATACTTGATCAGGTTTCATTCCCTACCTCAATGCGCACAATCGACACAGGCCAGACAACCTGCATAGCCGATCCAGCAACGGCCAGAACTTCCCTTGATGCAGTCAAGAACGCAGAGTTCTCAGAGCAAGGCGCATTCTTTTTTAATTCAGAAGGCACAGCAATATTCCTAAACCGTACTAATGTGATCAAGAAGTATGGCGATACTCCCGTCGAGTTTGATCAGACAACTGGCATCCCTTACACAAACCTAGTCTTTGCCTTCGATGACAAACTGATCGTTAACTCCGCCGGTATGACTCGCGTAGGCGGCACTCAGCAAGTCTCAGAGAATGCAACCTCAATCGCCAAGTACTTCCCTCACCAGTCAAACCAAGAGAACCTTGTGGCGCAGACAGATGCAGACACTCTAAACATAGCCAAAATCTATGTGGCAACTAGACAAGAGACAACCATCCGCATTGACGCAATGACTGTCGATCTACTAGACCCAGATGTACCGACTGCCACAATGCTTGATCTAGATTACTTCTCTAATCTAAAGATAACTAATGTTCAACCCGATGGATCAACCATCGTCAAGACTTTACAGGCTCAGGGCTTTGCATGGAATATAACGCCCAATTCCATGCAGGTTACTGTTACGACTCTAGAACCCATAGTCGAAGGGTTCATAATCGGATCGGCTGTATCAGGTATAATCGGAACATCAATCATGGCGTACTAGGAGATATAAATGGCAACAGGCTTTCCATCAACAACAGGCGATGTCCTAAGTGCGGCTATGTACAATGGCTTAACAGCGTTCACCGTCAATACGGCACAGACAGCAGATTACACAGCAGTCTTAAATGACCAATATCAAGTGATACAGCCTATGAATAAGGCTACTGCTATTGCTTTTAAGATACCTACAGATGCTTCTGTAGCCTTTGCCACAGGCACAGTAATCACAATCCTAAACATTGGCGCTGGTACTTGCACGATATCAGCAGTAACACCCGGCACAACTACAGTCCTTTCGGCTGGAGCGACAGCAGCCAGCCCAACACTTGCACAATACAAATCGGCAGCCTGTATTAAGACTGGCGTTAACGCTTGGTATGTCGTGGGTGCAATAGCATAATGATCGCCAATGTAATCGCAGCACTTCAATCAGTTCCAGCCGTAACTTATGATATGCAATATCTTGTAATTGCAGGCGGTGGTGGTGCAAATTATGGTGCTGGCGGTGCAGGGGGTTTAATTGCTGGTTATTCGGGAATTACTTTAGGTTCTTCTTATACAGTTACCGTTGGTGGTGGTGGTGCCGGTGTGGGGCCGAGTACAGTTGGCAACAACGGACTTAACTCTGTGTTTGGAGATGGTGCGGGACAACCAAACATTACCGCTATTGGGGGCGGTAGAGGCGGATCGACTAACACTGCTGGTGACGTTGGTGGTAGTGGCGGTTCAGGTGGTGGATCGGCATATTCAAATGTCACGCTTGTTTATCCCGGCGGTTCTGGTGTATCTGGACAAGGCAATGCAGGTGGAGGCCATCCCGCCGCTTCGGGATCTGCATCCGCCGCTGGAGGTGGCGGTGCTGGAACGGTAGGCTTTGACAGTGGGGCGGGGACGGCTGGTCGTGGTGGTAATGGTGGTGCTGGGATTGCAAGCGCCATATCTGGGACGGTAACTACTTATGCGGGTGGGGGCGCTGGTAATGGAGAACTTATATCTGGTATTGGCGGTGTAGGTGGTGGTGGTAATGCGGGTGCTACAGGAGGTTCTGGAGTAGTTAATACTGGCGGTGGTGGCGGTGCGGGTGCGGGGGTTGTAGGCGGCACAGGCGGCTCTGGCGTTGTTATTCTTCGCTACCCCGGCTCAATTCAATATTTCACTGGCGGCACAGTAACTTCTGGGAGCGGTTACGTTGTTCACACGTTTACATCTTCTGGAACTTTGGCTCCTACTACGCCAACTAATTTAGGCAATATTATTATATTTACAGCGTCCACTACATGGACAGCCCCTGTTGGCGCAACTCAAGTTCAATATTTGGTGGTTGCTGGCGGCGGTGGCGGAGCAGGATGTACTGCTTATTCTGGTGGCGGTGGGGGTGGTGCTGGTGGTTTATTAACTAATACAGGACTATCCGTAACTGCTGGTACAACTTATACAATTACTATTGGTGCTGGCGGTGCTGGCGGTGCTGGCGGGGGAGCAAACGTAGGAGTTGCAGGGACAAACTCTTTATTTGGAACATTAGTAAATGGAAGCACAGGCGCTGTTGGTGGTGGCTACGGTGCTGGCACTGGCAGTGGTGGTGCTGGCGGTTCGGGTGGTGGCGCACAAAATCAAAATGGTGGCGGCGCAGGGACATCGGGCCAAGGTAATAACGGGGCAAATTCAGTAAATGCGGCTTATGCTGGAAGTGGCGGCGGCGGTGCTGGAAGTGCTGGATCATCTGAATCTACTGTAAATGGTGGCAATGGCGGTTCTGGTGTAACCAGTACACTTTCTGCTTCTAGCATAACTTATGCTGGCGGCGGCGGCGGGGGCGCTCGTGAGTCAGGCACTGCTGGATCAAGTTCAACAGGTGGTAATGGTGGATTGGGAGGCTATTTTGGGTCTGATGGTAGGGCCAGTACAGGTGGCGGAGGTGGTGGCGGCGGCGGTT